ATGGCAATTAATGTCAAACCGTCAAAAGAAGTCCGTTCTGACATAACCTTTGAAACATATACTTTTGCTACTTCAATCATGGTACAATCCTCTTACCTTTGAGATCAAATTGATCGCGGTCACGATGGCCATTCCAGGCCATAAATCCAGCAAGACGCAGTGAATAGTATGCGAGATAGTTTAGTACTTTGAAACCGTTGACTTCAATACAGATGTCACGAAACAATTCGTCTGACATCTTTTGATCTAAGTTCCATTCCAACTTCTGTTCTTTCTTGGTTCCTGCTGTTTTCAATCCGGCATACTTGTAGGCATAGTCGTGTACTAATCCACCCATCAACAACACACCCACGGGTGATAAGAACGTTGCGAGAAACTTAGGCACTGATGCACCATCAAACTGAAATCCAGCTGGGACAACAAACTTATTGTCACCTAACTGATAGTGCCAGTCTTCTACGATTTCCCAATGTCGTGTACCCATCAACCACATCCAGACTCCTTTGAAGAATCCTTTGTCTTTGGTTGCGATAGGCAACGGTGACATCTTAGGCATATTCTTGTAAGTAAACTCTACACGTAGTTCGCCTTGTCCATCAAAGTGACTGACTACAAAACCAACCAATACTAGCACAGCAAGGATTGCCCACTGCCAGAAGGTTGTTACTAACTCTACTACTAGATCCATTTTAGATCTCCTTTGTTGTTTTTGATATTTATACGGGGTGTTTATTGCGGTAATTGTTTATCGCAGCTTTGATCGCATCTTCTGCAAGGACACTACAGTGGATTTTGACTGGTGGGAGGGCGAGCGACTCGGCGATTTCGGTATTTTTAATACTTCCAGCTTCATCAAGAGTGCGACCTTTAACCCATTCGGTAAGCAATGAGGAAGACGCGATAGCACTTCCGCATCCGTAGGTTTTAAATTTAGCATCTTCGATAATTCCATCATCATTCACCTCAATTTGTAATACCATGACATCACCACATGCAGGTGCGCCTACCATACCTGTACCAACTGTCTCGGATTCTTTGTCTAACTTACCAACGTTGCGTGGGTTGTTATAATGATCCATTACCTGATCTGAATAAGACATTACTTGATACCTAACCATTCTTTGGTCATAATATAATCACGAACAAAATCACTTCGGACAATATCTTCCCATCCAAACTCAACGTGAGTAAAACTCTTCATGTTGTCCAGAATATTTAAAAATTGATTAACACCACTCTTATCTTTCTCTTGTTTGAAATCGCTCTGATAATAGTCACCACAGAATATAATCTTGGTCGCTTGACCCACTCGTGTGATAACAGAATCTAACTCATGAAAGTTTAGGTTTTGCATTTCATCTACGAGAATAATACCGCTGTCGTAAGTCATACCTCTTATGTATGAGGTTGACTCAAACGTGATATAATTGTTATGTACCAATTTGTCATATGCTTTCGGATCGTTGAATAACTCAGTAGCAGCAGCACGATATGGTCCTGTGTATGCGTTGAGTTTCTCTTCAATAGTACCAGGCAAGTAACCCATCTCTCGGGTAGGTACAACACTCCGAATGATGTGTAATGTCTCAAATGGTGTGCTCTTGTCCATCACCTCTTCTAGTGCAAGATACATGGCAAGAAATGTCTTACCTGTACCAGCAGTACCAGTGAGTGCAAGATGATCGCCGTCACGCCACCCCTGCCACGCATCCTCTTGATGCGGAGTGATAGGCGAAATGGTTGCTAATTGATCCAGACGAATTTTCATGTCTGGCATGGCAGTCCTCATAGGAGGCATTTGTTGCGATTGCTTTCTCATGTTTTGATGGAATTATCAATAAAACCATGTTTGCGTTTTTGTTGAGCAGTTAGACCACTGTTACCACCTGAACCTTCCTTGATTTTTGACAACAGATCTTTCCAATCACCTGATGTCTTATTAATGATATTACCTGTGTGAGTTACCATAGCAGTTGGTGAAAGGATCTTTTGTTCCCATTCTCCACTAGCAAGCAGTTCTTCTTTCTTTGAAATTGAGATAAACATCTCTTTCATTTCACCGGTCTTAATGTTTTTCATATCGTATGTCGGCATAATAATATCCTAAAATGGATCCCCCAAAATAGAGGGATCCGATTAGATAAGGATCACCCCCTCGTGACTTGATTAATGGCAGCGTCTAAGAATGCTTGTTTCTTAATCATCTTATATGCTGCCTCCTCTTTCCCTTTTTTATTTAACTTGTGAATATAATGTCCAAGTTCCCTAGAGTCTTTTTTAAGTCGTTCTATTTGGTTTACCACCATAGGCAAGTCTCCTTGTTATCGATTTGGGTATTCACATAATCATTCTGGGATTAAATCGGGTAGTGCCTCCTGTACTAGTTTTTTAGTTAATCCATCAAATTCTGGTTTGGTTTTATTGACCATTGACACTAGAATAGCAGCGTCTTTGGGATGAATTCTTTCTAGAATATCTATAAACATACGTTCACGACGAATAGGTGTTAACTGCTCACAATCGCGTAAACCTTTTATAAAATATTTAAAAAGAAGATGTTCTTTAAAGAGTGTACTAGGTGGAGGCGCGTCATCATTACCTGGAGTGTAGGGCGGTGTACCTGGTGGAAGCTTCCAAGTAATCCTATCATCAAAAGTGCCTTGCAATACATCACGCACAGGCATGATATCATTCTCTTGCAATAATTTAATTTTAGCTTTCCTACTCTTGGCAGTCTCAATTGCCTCGAATACTTCATATACATTCATTTGTCTAGTTTTAATCATTAATAATCACCTTTAAGATACTATAGTACATTATACACACGGCTTGACAAGTTGTCAAGCACTATTTAGATAGGCAGTTTCTGTTGTACTGCTCGACCCTTCTTCTGACTAGCAATCCACGCTCTAGCATCTTTTGACTCAGGTGGTTTATTGGTAAACTTCACCGCGTCTCTATATGCACGTAACGTCTCTTTCTTGTAGTCCTTGCCGTCAGAGTTATCGACTACTAAAAAGTTTTTCTTACCAAAAATGTTTTGCAACAGACCAACGTTCTGTTGGATAGTGTCCCACATCTTTGCCACCTCTGCGTCAGGTAATGAGCGTTCACGTTCACGATTGCGTTGCAGTGCAGTTTCTTTATCGGTGTTTACGAATATCATTGCAACATCGTAACCCATCTTCTTCATCATCTTTGCTTGTTGTGCTACCTTCGCATGATCACGACCTGTGCCATCAATGACAATCCCTAAACGCCCTTTGAGATAGAGTTCTTGTTTCTTACCAGTGAGAGTCTTTGCGCGACCACGGAGTTCTTGACCCTTGTCAGAGAAGATACCTTCGGGGTCTAATGCGATACCTGCTTTCTTCATTGATGCTTCGAATGCATCGTCAGAGTTGACAACGCGATATCCCAGTGCTGGTAACCCAGTCTTACCTGCGATGAATGATTTGCCACTGCCAGGACCACCAGCGAGAAAGATTGCTTTGAAGATTGCGGGGTCGTTGACACCTTCGGAAAGGTGTTGTCTAAATGATTTCATAGTTAGTTGATCTAATTGTCTCAGTTAATATTTATAATTTTAAATGTTTAGAATGAATTTTACAACCAATAAAAGCATTATAATAATCATCTCTTAAAAGAACATCCTTGTCAAATTGTTCTTTGGCTTCAAAGTATGACATCTCGCCTTTGGTCTTACAAAGTCTCAATATCGTTCTATTATATATGCTTTCTGAGATAGAAACCTGTTCTTTTAAAGTCTCACTACTACCATGGTATGTACGCCAATCACTCTCTACGAGCGTCCTCTTGCGTCTCTTCCGTGTTTTGGTGATTGGTAAGATCTTACTACGCCAGAAGCCTTTCTTGCCGATATATTTCATACCGGTGTCAACCTCCTCTATCAGATACACAAAACCCACCAAAGAGTTTAATTCCTCTTCGGTGGGTTCATATGGTTTGCTTTCAAAGTACCAAGTCATGGTACTACTTATATGTCTTCTTCGTCCCAATTCTCGTTTGTATCATCACCACACATAGGGCAGAACACAGGCATTTCATCACAATCCTGAACCACCAGTGACATATAAATATCACATGATGGGCAGTGAAACTTCCAAAAGTATGGGTCGCTCATACAATCTCACAATTACCAGCCGCGCAAGCCAACTCTTGACTGCCTACTGTGGTATCGCTTGCTTCGTATTCTGCTAGATCTGCCCAGTTGATATCCTTTGGCATAATCTTCAACAACTCTTTGTATCCTGCTTCATCAGTGTCCTGATAAGGTGCTTGCTTATATGTATGCTCAGAGAACGGTAAGAACGATACACCACTCATGTAATCAAAGTTGGCATATGTCCACGCGCCCACCTCCATCCACTCATGTTCTTTGACAGAGATAGTAACAGATGGTTTATGTTCACACCAATGTTTCTGATAGATCAACCACATTTCTAACTGTTCAATGGCAGTCATATCGGTGCGGAATACAGCACCCTTGTCTACCTTCACAGGAAATGAAAATACAACGGTGTTTGCGGGATTCATTGCATCGTCTTCAACAGGGAAGCCCTTATCAATCATGAAGTTGGTCAGTGGATCTTTCTTGTCACCACGCACTGTGCGAATGTAGTAAGGGTTATGTCGTGCATGTATGCCAGAAGCGGCGTCCACGAGTTGTGAGACCGTACCAGAGGGTTTCACACATGTGATGGCAACTGACTGGTTGATTCCTAATTTCTTAGACAACTCAGCATTCACCTTAACGGCTTCTGCTTTGAGTTCTTCCAACAGATCTGGTAGGTTACCCAACTTACCATTGGTGTACTTGTTGTCCATGATACCAGTCATAGACACACCAAGCAAACGTTCCTCTTCACAGTTCTTGCTCCAAGTCTTCGAGATATACTTGAAGTTCACCAGTGAGGATTGGAACGTTCCTAGAATAGTTGCGAGACGGACTTTCTCAAGTAGCGTCTCGCGGTTATCACCCGCACGAACCACAACCTCTGATAGGTTACAGAATTCACGAGAGCGAAGAATGATCTCAGAACAAGGGTTGGTGCCAAACTCGTGGTCACCCACCTCCCTTCGACCAGACTTGATTGCTGCCATATTAGCAGACTCACGATTGAAAATACCACGTTCCCCCGACTTGGAATCGTAGAGTGCTTTCCACTCGTCCATAAAAATACCAATATCAGGTTTCTCGGTGTATGCAGCAGAGTTATTTGCGAGTGCTCTGTGCCCGTAGTCGTTCCACCACTGCCCTGCTTTGGCGTGTCGCATACGGTCGTCTGAGAGGTTACTCAGACTGATTAGGGCGCTTCTTCGGACACCACCAACCACTACAATCTCTGCGATCTTACAGACAATATCGTGACACTCTACTGAGGTCAACCGGCGACCAGCAGCAGCCTTGAAAGTCTCAACACAGAATTCAAACAGAGATACCAATGGCGCAGGACCAGACGCACGACCACCAAAGGTCTTCAACGGTGCACCTGCCTCACGAACTTTGCTCATGTCCCACGCAGGTACTTGCCCCGCATACAGCAGACCCACAAGTTCCTTCATTGCCTTTGCCCAACCGAGTTTGCTGTCACCCACAACGATAGTGGTGTCGGTATCGTGAAACTCATCTGCTACACGTGGCATCTGTGAGATGTGCTGGCGTTCTACCGAGAACCCAACACCAGTACCGTTCATCAGTACATAGAGGATCTCATCAAACGAGGAGGGTTTGTCAACTGCAATGTATGAACAGTTATAACCAGCGATGTTCTCGCGCTTGAGTGCTTCACCCGCAGTCATCAGACACCGCATAGACGGCATGACTTTCTGTGTCAGTACTGCTTCTTCTAGTTCGTTGCGGAGTTTAGCAGGTAGTTTGTATTCACACGTATCCCAGAGGTGCTCGGTAAAGAAGTCAAAGTATCGCCCGATTGTCTCTTCCCACGTTTCTCGCCTCCCTTCTTCTGGTAACCACCTTGAGTAACGTGACAGGTGGATAAACTCTTGGTAACTGGTTGGCAAATAATTACTGGGCATTCGGAAACTCCATTGACTGATATGGTTTAATTTTTTATAGATGAACTATTATATATGACTATTGTAAATTAAGCAAGAGGTACTTTAGTTATTTTCTTGCCATTCTTTTGCAGTGGTCCCTTCGGACTCGGTGGTTGCTTCACGGTAGTAGATGATCAACTCTTTCTGTTGTCGCACATACCGTCGAACCTCTTGAAAGTTCTCTGCCATCTTCTCGTATCCATCAGGAGTGAGTGCGAACACGACAAACTGCCCATCGAGCATCTTCTCGATCTCTTTGAATTTCTCTTCAAGGTTCTCTTCGGTGATGACAAAGAAGTTTACGCTGAGTAAATCAATCTCTTGGGGGAGAGGTGGTTGGTAGATCCGTAAAGGAACTTTCTCAGTTACCGTTACTATCTGTGGTTCCGGTTGAACCACTATCGGTTTCGGACCCCACTCCAGTCTTGGGAGCATCTGACAACTCGCCAGCATCGGTATCATCAATATCCATAAGTTCTTTCGTATCATTTTCTAATGCCTCAAACACTTTCTGTGTTCCATTATTTATTCGTTTCTCAATCATGCCTGGTTTGGCGCGAGCAAGACGGGTAAGGTTGTGGTCCTTGAAGATCTTCAAGTAGGTTTGTTTCTCTCTATTCAACTCTTGGTTGCGAGAAGTGAGGGCACTCATTGCTGCTTCTGATTTCTTAGCGTTCTCTTCTGCTGCTTTGAGTGATGCTTCTGCTGTGTTGATAGCAATATCCAACTGCACCTGATTCTCTTTGAGAGTTCGGTTGTTCGCTTCTAGTTTGGCAATACCGGCTTCGAACTTAGAAACAGTAACTTGATGATAGGAGTAACCTCCTGCGATGGCACCAATAAAAGCCACTATCAAATATATTTTAAACATTATTTAACCTGTTTTTTTCTCACACCATTGACTTCTATATAGTTACGAGTTAAGACCGCATATTTCTTTTTCTTTTTTGGACCCATGTCTTTGGTGTCTTGAGGAATACCAGCGTCACCGGTGGTCATCATTTCCTCATCAAACATCTGTTTAAAAGTTTTCATTTGTATATTTCCCCTAGTGTTACGTACACTGGTTGATCTGAGTTTATGTGTGTTGCTTTGTATATGTCAAGCCCAAACATATCCCCAATAGGATAGGACTCATCTAATATACGAATCTTGTCGTTAGGATTTACATCAGCAATATCTGTGACCTTTTCATTCCGAACTCTGTATATGCCCGGAGACAATCTTTTATCCTCTAGTACATACCATCCACTCTGTTCAGCAATAAAGTCAGAGATATCTAAATCACATTCTTTTACGATTTTTTCAATGCTCTTATCTGTCATACCGTACTGTTCTTTCAACAAAAAGAATGCTGCTGCATAACTGGCAATCTTACTACTACCGCCAGGTACTTTGTTTAACAGTCTCTTGATATTATATACTAGACGAAGAAATGTGGTGTATGCGTCTTTCTCTTCGCTTGTGTTGATTTTATTACTTTTGATTCTTTTACCTTCGTCATCTATAATGCCTAACTTAAAGGCATCGGTTTCAACCCAAGGCGTAGTTAATAACTTGATAAATCTGAAGGTGAAATAGAGATCACCGGCTCTGCTTGCTAACGACACTATGTGTTCCTCAATGCCTGAATGACATTCTCGTCCATTGGTATACCTGTGTATTTATCATTTTCCACAACCTTAAGATGGATAAGAAATGGTTTAATGATAGGCATATTGGTATCGTTGAGTATCTTAAACTCTAACATCCTTAAACCACCATCATAACCAAACACGTTGAAGATCACCACGAGATGGTTCAACAACAGATTAGTAGCAAGATTGTCGGTTTCGAGGTATCGAGTGATCAGTCTTTTTATGTATTTGAAGCGTTTCAGATCTTCATGAAATTCTTCAGCATCTATACAAGTAGGATTGTAATAGTTTCTCGCTGCATATAACTCAAAGTTTTTATTGTTCAGGGTTT